ATCACGAACTCATCCGGCAACTTATCTTGCTTGCTGAAGTTACATTTGCGACAAGCTGCGACAAGATTGTCATCGATGTCCAGTCCACCCTTTGACACTGGGATGATGTGATCGACTGTGTCTGCATCCATGCCACACCAATAGCATTCACGCCCATCACGATTGAGTATCCTCAAGCGTATCTTCTTCCACTGTGCGCTGTTGCTCTTACGCTGTGAGTGTAGGCTCATCAGTACCAGCCTTTGCGCTCATGGAATGCCCATGCCTTGCATGGTGATTGGTAACGATTTGTGATGTATTTGATGGTCTGATCTATCTGTCTGTAAGGGTCGAGATTGCGATACCACTGTGATCGCATTTGACCAAGGCCAAAGTGTGAACCATTGCGAGCCTTTGGATTCCATCGAGATTCTTTGTGAATGATCTTGGCAAAGCAATTGAATTGCTGCCAATCAATGATCCTTGAATGAGCATAGAGACGATACTGATCAGCTTGTGTTGCAGCTTGTACGGGTTGCATCTGTATTGCTACAGAGCCTATCCCAAGGCATAACCCTAGCAATAGCGTCATTCCTCGCTGCGAGCTACGCCCGTACACGGGCTCTCGCGAGAGCATGAAGCGTACCGACCGAGTCAAATACATTGCAAATATGTGGATAAGTCGAGCGTGCTCCCTGCGTGTCGTCCACAGGTTATCCACAGGCATCTCCATCGATCTCTTTTCGGATGATGTCTTCAATGACAGTGGCAGCTGCATAGATAGGGATCTCCCTTTCGACCGCTTGGAATATGACATCTCTGATTCGTTGCTGATAGTCACTCATTTATCTCCACCCCAGCCCTTGCCTTTGAAATGTACCGGATTGGCGGTGTAAATCCTCGCCATTGGAATGGTGCAACCATCACAATATGGCACACGATCAAGATCATCACCGATTGGACGATTGATTGTCTTGACCTTTGAACACACTTCGCATCGATAGTCATATTCAGCCACAGGCATCTCCTCGATCCATGACGCCCATGACGCCGCATCCAAGGCACTGGACGAGCACCTTGCCTTCGCCCAGCTGTACATCGTCGATCTGCACGCCATGATTTGTGATTTTCTTTTCGACCCTACATTGGAAGCGCAGCATCTCCATGGGAGCTCCTTCTTAGATTCTCGATTGGATGTAAATTGTATTGCTCAACCCAAAAGGATGGCTTCTCTCGCCTTTTCCATCTTCGATCTTTGGCGATCGATACTGGGATCCATCCCTTGATGTCATAGACAGGCGACTTGCCTGTGACCAGCACAGCAATGTCTGAATTGCGATCACTCTCACTGATAATCAATGCGCCTGCATCATATTTTGTCCATTTGACTTCAAGCCTTGATCCGACATCAGCTTGTGTCTTGAATGTGTTGATCGTCGGCTCAAAGCTGTCATTGCCGAAATACCTAGCCACGACAATCTCAGCGCAGATTGATTCTGCTATCTGGCAGACATATTCATGAAATGACAAGCTTTTGTCATATCTCGATGAATGATCTGGACGACCATCAATGGCCTTGATTCGCTCGATTGCTATGTGCAGCGATTTGAGCATTTCGTCATGCGAGACTTTCATCTTCATTTGCATTCCATGCAATACCAAAGCTCCGGTGATCCCATGACATAGTCGAATCGACCAAATTCAAAGCTCTTCCATGACTGGCATCGATCGCACCATTCAATCTTCGGTGGATCGACTTGATCTTTGATGACTGTGCCATCGCTCATGAATCGTGTGCGCTCTCCTGTCGATAGCTTGATGAATTCCATATCTCCCATGATTATGCCTTCCACTTTCCATCTGATCCGAGTGTGTACCAAATTGGCGAGCATTGATTTGCCTTGACCTTTTCTGGGCATACATGTCCGCGATAATCCTTGCCCGTCTTTGGGCTTGATCCGGTCTTGAGAATCATGTGGCCATGCCTGCATTGTGGAGCTTCTCCGATTAGCTCACCGCCAAGCTGTGAAGCTATCTCCTCGATGGTGCTGGCAGCTGTGGCAAATCCATCCTCACTGAAAGGCTTGCTCCATGGATCATCTTCAATCTTGTCCACAAAAGCTTTTGGCAGAGTCTCGACTTGCTCCATGTTTTGCTTTGTCGGTCTTGTCTCTGATCCGAGCAAGAGCCCTGCACAGCGTCCGATTGCTGATGTGACTGTATCCTCGACGAACCACCGCTTCATGCTGGGATTGTAGGATTCGACCCGTCCGAATGCATAGTCGATTGCTGATGGCTTTTCATCTTCATATTCACGATATATCCGGCACTCAATGAGGATGTATCCAGCTTGAGCATTAAAATCCACAATCGCTGTCTCCACGCGATTTGTTGGAAAAGTGGCGTGCAGCCTTTTGATGCGAGCTGCGACATCTTCGTATCCATCCAAGAATCCGGCCATTTATTTGGCCGCCTTTGCTAGACGCTCAAGCTTGCGAGCTTGTATTCGTCCCATGAGCATCCCGTCTTTGTGGCCTTTTGAATAGCCCCAAGCGAATGCGATAAAAGCCAAGATCACCATATACACGATGATCTGGATTGACAGTGCTGTTGTCATGATTGCTCCCGATCCAGAGAGCTACTGAACTTCGCTCCCTGCGTATAGAGTGAAGCAAAGGTCAGACAAGGTCAAGAATCCTGTGTGCCTTTCGGCGTGTCATCCACAGATTTTGGCTTGTCTTTCAATCCATTTGATGCCAAGACTGATCCAAGTGCGCCAGTCAAGAAGATTGTCAGAGTCGAAAGAAGCTCGATGAATGCTCGATCATTGGGAGCTTGATCGCCAAGCGGCTGAGTCACAAAGATCAGCGCGTACAGCATGCCAGCGACAGAAAATGCAAAAGTCAGCGCAAGACATACGCCGATGAATACGATCAGCCGAGCTTTCAGCTGCTCATTTGTCAGTCTTCGATGAGGTGAAGCCACTCGGATCCTCTCCAAATATGTCTTCAGTACATGTTCCCTGAGCCTTACATTGCGGCGGATTGCACTCAGGCTTCTTCCAGTTGTCGAATTCTTGGCATTCATACCGCGTCCATCCCTGATAACCACATGCCGACAGCCCTAGCGAAAGCGATAACCCTAGAGCTGCCGACAGTAGTCCCCGAGTCACTTCCCCAATAACCCGAAAGCTTGATCCTTTGGATTGAGCCAGCGCAAAATCACAGGTGCGACGGCAGCTGCGCCTGCCATTGCAAGTGTCTTTGGATCTGTCTCGCCTGCCATGTACAGCGCGAGAGCGGCGGCCATAAATGACCGAGCCCAGCTTGCTGCCATTGCTTTCATTTGCTCCATTTTTTCTCCTTCTTTGGCTTTTCTGCCTTTGTCGATGTTGGCATTTCTACCACTGGAAATTCTCCCTTGTAAGGCTTGTACTTTGGACGACCAAAGCCGACGACTTCTTTGCCGATCGTGCGCTTCTTAACCATAACCATGCCGCCATTTCGCTGATCGCCTGTGCCGGATGTGTTGCCTTCAATGCAAGTCACTGTCTGTCCATCGATGCTGACCACGATTCCGATGTGACTGATGCGATCGACGCCGTCATGTGGAAAATCCATGAATGCCAGATCGCCAATTGCAGGCACTTCATGCCATCGGCCAATCTCCTTGAATTTGTGAGCTCCTACAGCTGTGCTGACGACCGAGTGAACCTTGACGCCAGCTTGTGCAAGTACCCAATTGCAGAATGATCCGCACCAAGGTAGGCCATTGGCTTTTGTAAATTCACCAAATTTGGTGATGTTGTCCGGTGTCTCGATATAGCCGATCTCACCCTTTGCGATTTCAATTGCGCGTGCCGATGTGCTCTCAGGATATGACAAGGTGATCTCCATTCGTACAATTCCATTGGCAAATTTCTTCATTGAGTGTTGCTTCTTCATGACACTTTGGACGGATAAATGCGTCAAGCTCTGCGTCATAAGTATCGCCAATGCCTGCAAAGTTATATCTGAAGCCATTCGTCGCCGCATTGTAAGAAGTGCGAATGCAAGTCATTCCGCGAAAATCTCCATACCATTCTTCGGGTGTCAGACCTTCGATGAGTTGATCTTCATCGATGCCAGTGATGACTTCGACGACTGTATTTGAATCGTTTATGAATGCATAGTGCGCCATTATGCAAAGCTCACATTTCCTGTGCCTTGAGTGATTGTCGTGACTTTGTTATCTCCGACAGTGCTTGTTGATCCTGTCAATCCTGCTCCGACTGTAATTGTGAATGCTGATGGATATTTAAGAATGACCACGCCAGAGCCGCCGTTGCCAGCTGCTACGAATCCGCCATTGTAAGTACCGCCGCCACCACCACCGCCAAGATTGGCCGTGGCATTAGCTGGCGGAGAAGTTGAGATCGTGCCATTCGCGCCGCCACCTGTTCCGCCTGTTCCGGCCGTTGCACCGCTACCACGAGAGTCAGCACCACCGCCGCCACCGCCAGCTCTTGTCACTGAAGTCCCAGTGATCGATGAAGCTAATCCGTTGCCACCGTTGCCACCTACAGCACCGGATCCATTAGCTCCAGCGGCATTCGCACCACCGCCGCCACCGCCTGATCGCTCCAAGCCTGTCGCACCAAATCCATTACCGCCAGCGTTACCTTCACCGCTTGGGGATGCACTTCCACCTGCTCGATTGATTGCAGAAGCTTCCAAGCCACCACCGCCACCAGAGCCGCCGTTGCCACCTACGCCACCGAATCCGCCACCGAATCCGCCGCCTGTTGAAGTGATTGTGCTGAAGACTGAAT